CATCAGCAGCGACATCAGCAGCGGCATCGGCATCGGCGGCGGCATCGGCGGCGGCATCGGCTTCAGCAGCGGCATCGGCTTCAGCAGCGGCATCGGCACCGACGTAGTTAAAAAAAACAGTCTAAATATATATCCAAATGTATGGTAATATACTACGAATGCAAAGCACATTACAGTTTATTGCGGGTCAATTGAAGAAGCCGCGCGAACGATTCGAGACGATATTGGAGCCACTTCAGGCGCTTCTTCAAATCGGGTTTCTTGCGTTTTATCCAATTGGAAGTAAATTAGCGATACACAATAATATACTCACGGTTCAGGCGCCTGGTTATACACAGCATGTTCGCAGGTGGTATAATAATGACAAAAAAGAGGATGTGTTTTATTTGTATAATGTATTCTCTCGATTCAACAAATTCTATAAGACGGTGCTTGCAGGCGGCGCGGGGGCGGGGGCGGGCGAAAACGCCGCATTATTCTCGTTATTGAATGAACTCGCAAAAACCGGAATCAATAACTTGACACGAACCTATAACCAAACCGATAAGATTCATATTCTACACACGCTTCAAATGTATAAAGGGATGCTGGATAATCCGGAATTGGTTCGTAGGCTAGCAGCAACGGATAAGCCAGAGCCTGTAAGCGGGGCGGCGGCAGGCACGGGTGCCGACGAAGAAGACCTACCTTGTCAATTTCCAAAACGTATTGCGTCCTCGTCCTCGTCCTCGTCCTCGTCCTCGTCGTCACCACCTTTACGCCCGATGTCATCTCTCGGCACGAGTGTTCCTATCGACAGTTTGGTGGATACAAATATCGACCTGATATTTATTAAAATCACCGACCTGTATTCACAAGAGGATTACACGATTATTTACCATACACTCGTAAAAATCCAGAATGACCCACAGTATTATTTGAATTACGTGGAAGGGTTGAATAAAATTCTGGAACCGGTGAATATTCGCATCAAAAAATGGATTGATGACAATATTGTGTTTTAGTTCTTTGTATCTTATCGCATATAATGTTTGCGACGGCTTCGAATACGTTTGCGTGATTTATATTTTCTTTTTTTGTTAGAATTACGGCGGGGGCGACGTTTGGAACCACCAACCTCAGCAACAACCTCAGCACCATTACCAGCAACCTCAGATTTTTTCGTTAAAATGTTAGTATGGTCATCAGATCGACGCTTTAATGAACCTAAGTCGGGTTCGGGTTCGGCTTCGGCTTCGGCTTCGGCTTCAGAATCATCATGAAAATCAAAATCAGCAGGGGTTTGACGTCTTGGAACTTGGCACTGAAGCAACTGAGGTTCTAAAATCTCGCATATTCGGTCTAATGCTGTATTCACTTGGTCAATCACTTCCGGCCAAGCAGCACGTTCTTGTAGAAATACGTCATAATCCAGTCTAAAATACACCAAAAAATTGTCAATGGTATCAAAATATGTTCGAATACCAAACGCACATTTTAATACGGTTGAGCACTGAATACCTTTCACTTTATATAAACATGCATTCGTAATACCATCGATAAACGCAAGCATCATAATTGCTTCATATACATTTTTACGCTTCTGTTCAGGAGACCATGTTGAAAAATAGTACGCATTTTCTGGTAAATCTACCAACAAACGTTTAAAATCATCTGAAAAACGCTCCAAATTTTTAGATGATGAATCAGGAACGAGTTTCTTCAAATTAAAAAAATGTTTGAATGCTTCTTGAATATCTACACTAATAAATATTTTATTTAATTTGAAGATGTTTGCAAAAGCAAAATTTTTTATTTGGTGTCTATCTTTTTTTATAGGGTCATCATTTGACAATCCTAATGTATATTTTCGTCCTAAGTCGACTCCTTTTGCAGATTTTCCATTTGTAAGTAAATTGCCAGCATGAAAGTCCCATGACATGATTCTTCCTTTTAGTAATAAAATAAGTATAACCGCAAGTGCTTGGCATGAAACCTCAAATTGAATTGCTTGTGTTGCGTGTGACTTAAAAAACTCTTTTACTGTCATATATCCTTCAATATAATCCATAAATGTGATATGAACATAAAGGTTTTCGTTATTGGCATGGAAGTCCAGCCAACTAACAACACGTCTCGTTTCTGTGTCAATCTCTTGCGTTCCATTCGCGGGCGTAGCAGCATAACTAGCATTATTACTATAAATGATGTTTGATGTTTTAGTAAAGTTATCAGGCGTCATTAGACATTCTGATAAAATATCCGGAATGACATCACTTGCGTTTTCACCACATAACATAGCTAAAGCTGCTGCTCGTTGTGATGCTACTTCATTTCGAATTTCATCTAATGTTGTAGTTTCTTTCGCTTTTATATCACCAGGAGTTTGTTCCCATGATAATCTAGGTTTCTTCGTCTGACCATGAGGGACAATGAGTGATATCTTCAAACAAACATACGGTTCTATTTTTCCTTCATTTGTGAATTTTGGTCGATTTGCTCTTTTTATCGTAGGAAATGGTGTTCCATCTTCTTGATAAATTTGGCTTCGTTTTCGTATATCACTATCAAGGTGTAACATACCGACTAATACCATCGAACATAATGAACTTGATGAAACTACCTTTAATGAACACAAATTCTGAAGAATCATGAGTGAAATGTCATTATAATTTGTGATTGGAACCCAGCTTTCATTTCGGGCACCTTTATTTTGTCTCATACTCATCTTGGTTCCACCATATTGGTGGTTATGACGGACCATTATCTTCAATAATATATAATAATCAGATATATTATTGTTATAATATTGTTATATATAATGCGGTGCTAATCTTCGTCACTCCATCTCCAACTTCACCCAACACTGCTTATACGTAGCATTGCTGAGTTCGCCCTTGATTTTACGAGAGAATTCTGGAAATGCGATCTTGATTTTCGTATCCTCGCCCGTCTTCACGAATTGATTGAGCTGTTTGTATAACTCGCGGATTGCTGGATACGAAATATTCATTTGTAGTTCGGTGAGTTTATCGATAATAGGTCGCACCTGTTGGCGGCGTTGTTCGATGGTGCGTTCGGTGCTGGCGGACTCTGTTGCGGACGCGGATGCTAACGCGACGGCTTGTTTTTTTTTCATGTTTCGCTTCCAGTGCTTGCCTTTTCCGTAACGCGTATTATCGGCGGGTGTATCTGTAACGGCGAGACCTTCGTCTGCGAAAGCAGCAGCCTCGATATGAATATCCGTCATATCTTCCGGTATTAGAACGGATTCGGTACGCAATTTATCTTCGAATGACTTTGGCGCATGAAGCGTTGGTGGCGGTGTCAGCATAGGTAATAACAAAGGAGATGACTCACTCGCGTCACGGCCTACACAAGCATCATCCGTTCCGGCGCATGAAGCACTAACATCCATCGATATATTTGCGCCCATTTATTACAATACCATACAATATATTTTTATACCGATTTGACAATTTTATTCATAAAATGTTGATTCCCGAACGCCTAAAATACCACGTCAAAATCGTCATTATACATTTTATCGCTTTTCTTGATTCCGATGACATCACGAAACGTCTTACTTCTCATTAGCGGAACATTCGTTCGTATTTTCAGGTTCAGATGCGGATTTGTCAGGACTTGGACAAGAATCTCTCGGAAGTTGGCATACTGACGATTCTGAATCGCATAATACGTGTAGAAATTCAAGAAGGAGTTCTCTCGAACATGCTCGTCTCTCGTGATATCGCTCACGTCGTCATATACATGCCGATGATACTTGTTGAGCGCGTCCTCGCAGACAGCAATACCGGTTACATCCGCCAGATTTTCGGATAACGAAAGATTTCCGTCGATTACAAATCCATCCTTCCGAGAGATTTCTTCATACTGACGACGGATTGCGGCGATTTTACGTTCATATGTCGCTGTATCGTCTTTCGACCACCAGTTTTTAATGACACCTTTATGATTGTAGATGCGCGAATTCACATGAAGAGCGTGAGAGATTTCATGACCGAATGTAAAACCCACCGATGCGAGGTCGTATTCATACCCGCGGCCAAACTGGACATTCATGCTATGCATATACGCAGTCGGAATATAGATACTATTCGAGTTCGGTGTATAATACGCATTCACGACGAAGGATTGAAAGCCGACGAGTTTCATCGTTCCCCAGTTCATGATATCGAGGTCTTCCGATGATAGTTTCGTGTCGGCACGTGAGTGATGGTGATGATGGTGCTTCGCAATATATTCCGTTCGCTGGATGCTGCGTTTGAGTAAATTGCCCCATGCGTCTTTCGGGTCGTAGTCCAAATTTGTAGGGTCGGGTGCCGAGAGATTGGCCTCGCCGATACAAAGTCGGATTGTATTGAGTTTCTTCATCGCACCCTTCTTCGTAGTTGCCGACATCCATGTATTCCGCATGATACGTGCCTTATAACAATCCAGCATCGTATTTCCAATCTCTCGAACCTTCGAAATCATTTCTTCATTTTTATAGCGGCGCGTGAATTCTTCGGTCATCGTCTTCGGGAACGCGTAGGCCAATCCAATAATCGGGAAATATTCTCTCGGAAAGTGTGTATCTTTGCCGCGGATCAGCGTATCGTTGAAATCGAGATAAATCTCTCGCCACTTGTCGTGAAAACAGATGAGTTGGCGTAAATACATGAAATACCAGTAACTCTTCCATGCGTCGGATGCCCATTCCTTTTTAAGAAGTTCCATGACGGACGAGAGATAGCCGACCTGATTCACGATGAAGTAGGGTGGAACATTCGACGACGACGTTTCACCGTATCCAATCCATTTCGCCATCTCTTGCCAATCGATACCGACGAGAGACATCGCATCTTGCGAGAGAATTCGTGTGACGCCGCGAATATTATGTTTGTAATGAGGAAGTTTCAGTCGTTCTTTCATGTCGGCGTCGGTGTCGGTGTCGGCGTCGGCGCCGTTTTCGCATTCACAGTTACGATGCTTCGTGATTTTCGCGGGCGCACACGAGAGATGCGGCGGTTTCTCGGATTGTTTTCCCGAATCATAGATATTCGCATAACTTTCATCGAACCGACAGTCCAGGTTGTTCATACATGTCAGTATTTTACATTCGATATCATACACATCAGCGACTTTAATATTGTGGGTGGTTTCATAATCACGACCCAAGCATTTTGTGAAGACATCATCGATGAAACGCAGAAACGCATTCGTAATTCGTTTTTTGTATGTAAGATACTCGACGGTTTTCATTTCGGGGCCCGCGTTAGTGTCGTCGCTACTTGCGGCACCGGCGGCACCGCCGTCTTGCGTTTGTCGTATCACCTTATTCGTGCTTACATTCAAACGCACCCCCCGCATTTGTTTTTCAAGGATGCTATCCGCGATATAAAACCGATAGTCGTATAATGAAAGAGACGGCGTCCCGATATGCGCGGATAATTTACCGGGTGTGTATTCGTCGGGAAGCACATTCCACACCACCGGAAGCGCCCACTTCACCATTTCATTCTGGTTCATGACACCCAAAAATTTATACAGGTTGTTTTCACATACGAGGTCGTTGTATAATTTACAAAAATCCGCGATATGTGCGAGGATGGGTTCGGGATGTAGGTCGCGGAATGATGCGAATACATTTTTCATTTGCTGCGCAACGGCGGTGTCGGCATGTGAGCGAGTATAGTCACGTATCATCGTAAGCGTATTCTTGAATATCTCATCCTGAATTAATTTGAAATTGTCTAAAGGTCGGATATACTTCAATTCTCTCGGCAAGGTCTTCGGAACTTCTCTCAACCACTTTTGATTGGCCCATAAATAAAAGTTGTTGGCGCGGAGTGAGCGGTCTCGTCGGCGTTGGGTTACATGACTTCGCGTATTACGAGTATTACGAGTATGTCGATGTTTTTTTGTATGTGTCATTTCACCTACACCAGTATATATACAACGGTTATATACTGGTAAGAATATATATGTATGTATGTAAGCATTAGCACTTCAAATGCGGCCTCTTCACCGCCCGATTGTAGAGATTACAGTCGGGTTTGAATATCTTGCTCTTAATGAAGTAAGGCGCACCCATCGAGTCGCCATGATACTGGCCAGCATTCCCCGCAGCAACACCATACGCTGTCTTGAATGACGCGCCATTCTTCGTGATGGTCTCCAATTTCAATCTCTCGAGACGTGTCCCCGCGCTTACCGCACCTTGAACGCCATACTTCGCATTATTCGGTTTATGAATCACGGTTGTGCGGCATTTGGCACGGTCGGCCGCATCGGGGTAAATTCTCTCGGCATTCCCACAATTGGTAGAATAATACACCTGCGCACCCGTCTTGGAATCACTCGGATTCGCGGGAGTTCCATTTGGAAGGACATACTGATTCGGTGTGCCCGACATCTTCGAGAATGTCTGTTGTTGCTGATAGGTTCGGCATCGAGCTTGAAGGTAGGAAGCGGTGCTGGTATGATACGCGCGGCTGACATTCGTATTTCCGCTGCGAATGATGCGTTTCTTCGGGTTGAACGAGAGATTCTTGGTTTCATAGATTCCGGTATTGATTTGATACGAACCCGGCTGGCCTGCGACGCCCACCTGTTTATAACCGGGATTCTGTATGATTTCATCCGGCATACATTCGCGCAAGAAGGGGCGCGGGATATCTTCCACGACGTAGTTTTGTTTGGAGGCGACACGGGCGTCACACCCACACGCAGTTCCGCGGAATACAATACCGCCGGGACGGTCGATGAAGCCAATCGTAGGCCGAGACTTATTGGTGGAAGACGGCATTAAACTTTTACGCCAGTGCTTGATGGGTCGCGGGCGAAAACTGGACCGCTTAATCACATTCTTGGTCTGGGGAAACTCGCAGCATTTGGTGTCGCGGCCGAAATCGTTCAAAGGATTGCCAGCGGTGGATGGACCGTTCTCCGCGGGGCGAGTAAAACCGGGATATACGCTTCGTGTTGTGGATTGCTTGGTGGAACGAATCGCCACCTTCATCGTTCTAAAATTAAGCGGCCATGAAACGAAATTCTTGCTCATTTTATGTATTCGTATATATCAAGTAGATAGTATATTTTAGATAAAAATTTAGATATTATTTAGATAGTATTGTAGATAGTATGTTCGAATATATTCAGTTCTATACCAAAAATCTCTCGAACTTCACGATTTTACTTTTGATTGGAGTCGTGATTGCGATATTGGATATTACGATTCGCAATGTAATCCGAGGTGTATATCTAAATGTTCGAGAGAATATGCGTGGTCGCGAAGGCATGACTACGAAAGACACGAAAGGTTCGAAGGCCGACGCTGGTGCTGGTGCCGATGATGGCGGCGGCGGCGGCGGCGGCGGCGGCGGCGATTGTCCCAAAGACTGCACTGCGGTCGAAGCGTTACGAACCAAACTTACCGGATTAATTGAAAACGCCGCTAAACTTCAAACACAAATCAAAGAAAACAACGAAACCATAGAGAAACAACATAAGACCATCGAAAATATGCAGAAGAGTGTTCAAAAACTGGTTGAAAAATCAAAGTAATATATAGTATCCTTTCATTCATTATCATAATTATTATCATCAGTATTTATCATGACGGATGAACATAACAACGTAAGCACGTTACGTGATGTATTTAGGTCAAATGTATCACAATTCGTAAATGATAAAGAAACGCACCCCATAGTAAAATACAAAGGGTTTGTTCTCGCATTTTTACTCGTGCTTTCCGGTTTCATCATTTTATTATTGTTCAATCATGATAAATTGTTAGGTCATTCTTTTTGGAAACATTTGTTTATTCCGGTTTCGGAATTGAGGGATAGATATTTATACAAGACGGCCGCCGCCGCCGCCGACGATGACGACGACGTCATTTTTGGATATGATTATAAATATCGAAATTCGGAAGCAGCTATTTTTCGTGAAGCAATCGAAGGTATGACCACGAATACGAAGAACGCTACGACAACGACGACGACGACGAAAGACGGCAAAGCAACCACTAAATCCGGCGAATTTGTCAGTGCCGACACAGAAAGTGCTGAAAAGAAAAAGAAAACCCCTTGTGCGACAGACTGCTCGCAATACGTTGAACTAAAAGGAAAAATAAATGACCTATCGAAATACGTAAATGCGGTGAAAGACCAAACTGCCAAAATCAAACAAACCTCGGACAAATTAGAGGAATTAGGAAAACAGATTGATGATTTGAATAATTCGCTTTCACCTGGGGGTCAAGTGAATATTGTAATGTAATGTAATGTAATGTAATGAAATGTAATGTAATGTAATGAAATGTAATGAAATGTAATGAAATGTAATGAAATGTAATGAAATGTAATGAAATGTAATGAAATGTAATGAAATGTAATTTACAATAAAGAATTTAATCTAATGATAACGTAGTAGTAGTAGTATGTCATCATTATTAGGCCCGTCCTATGATTATTGGAAAAGTATAAAACAGCCCGATGAAATGGGCATGTCGCCCGGATTTTCTCTCGGAGCGCTTGCCACAAACGTCGATGGACTCCTATCCTATGTGGAAGTTCTTATTTCAGGAACAGGAAATGCGAGTGTAACTGGAAAGCCTCTCGGCAATAAGTTTTTCTTAAAAACAACCGGTCAGTGTAGCAAAACAACTGTCGAAAAATGGAAGAAAGAGCGGGATGAAGACGCCGCATGGGAAAAAGCCTATGAAGATGTTGAAAATAAATTCGGCGCGAAGGAAATAACGGAGGACCAGGCCACGAAACTGAAAAATGCGCTCAACGAACAAAAAGCGAAGCGCGATGAAGAACGAAACCAAGAAAAAGAAAAGGTGGAACGGTGGATTTATGTCAATAATATACCTGATGGGTCGATTCCATTTATTTCAAGCGGCGCGGATGGACGCGGATTCAAATCACTTCGAGGTCTTATTCCCGGCGCTCTTGGTAATCTAGGCGCATTAAATCCAGTCCAGTTGTTTAATGGATTTACAGCAGGCACTTATCCGGATTGTGCGCAAGTCACACTACAAACGGTCGATAATAATAATGCGAAAAGTAGCGAGACCCGTTACATCGCGTTGATTGATATGGCACAACTGAATCCATGTAGCTTTCCGAATGGTTATAATCCTGCGTCTGGAAAATCATGTCAAGGCGCACGAGATGGGTTTCATACCTTGAATGTCAAGGGCGCTGACGCCGACGCCAACGCCGACGGGACCGTCCCGAGCGACGAAAAAGAAAAGCAGAGTGATATATATGGAAGTTTAGCAGGTTCATCCGGAGTCGCTTATCAAACATCGCATCGTAGTCCTCTGAGTTATAATATTACGAAATCATCCTCAATGACAGAATTGTCGTTTGATACGTTTCAAAAAGACGCTGCGCTTACGGGCGCGCGCACAGGCGCAGGCAGCGAGGTGAATGCTCGCGAGGTCATTCAACAACATCACCAAAATGCCGCGTCATTTTATAAAAAATCAATTTCGACCACCATGACACCAGAAACGTCATCGTCGTCGTCGTCGGAAAAATCAAGTAGCATCACAGACATCGGGTCATTTTATGATGACCTTGTTTCCCGACTTTCATCCTTAATGGAACAAGCCGCCGACTCCAACGAAGAAGATTTATCAACGATTCGCGGAGATATGATGTCGCAAGTATATTATTATGGTGTTACAGCCGTTTTGCTGTATCTATTCTATCGAATCCTGTATAAAAAGCGAAAGTAGTGTTTATTTCTTGTAGTTACGCAAGGTTTGATGACGCTTACGGCGTTGGTGGTGGCGATGCGTGGATGCCTTTTTGTTGGAAGAATGAACATAATGGCTGCGTCCGCCGTTAATCGTTTCGGGGGATGCTGCTTGTTGTGGAGTGCCTGCTACAGCTGCTGGTTCATTATTTACAGGAACCTCAGGTAAAGGAGATGAAACAGGCATTTCATTACTTTGAAGTTCAGGAACCGGTGGCGGCACCGGAATCGACACATTTTCGGATTCAGGTTCGGATTCAGACTCCGATGATTCAGAAACGATTTCGTTCTCATTCGCTGGTTCTTCTTGTGTCTCCTGTGATGCTTCTAGGGCGGATTCGGGTGCTGGTTCGGGTGCAGGTTCGGGTGCAGGTTCAGGTTCAGGTTCAGGCACAGGTTCAGGCACAGGCACAGGCGCAGGTTCAGGCACAGGCACAGGCGCAGGTTCAGGCGCCGGCGCAGGTTCGGGCACCGGTTGTGTAGTTTGATTTGAATCAAACTCAAGACCATCAAGCGGGTAATTATTGTTTTTCAAATGTTCGACGAGTGCGTCCTTGAAAGCAGTTAATGCTCCCTGAGAAGCTGTAAATGCGGCAATTAATGTCGTCACTTTGCTGTCATCTAACTTTTTCTCTTCGGCCTTTTGTGTTTCCATCTTAGTCTTCAAAGCAGCATGGTCGGTTTTAAGTTTGTCATACTTTTCGCGAAGTGAATTCATTTTTTGTGCGACCATTTCAAAATCATCGCCATTATCGTCGCTTGCCTCGCTTGCTTCATCACTGTCGTTTGCTGCTTCGTTCTCGTTTGCTGCCTCGTTTTCATTCGCTTCTTCGCTTGCCTCGCTCTCGCTTGCCTCGCTCTCGCTCGCTTCTTCGCTTGCGTCATTCTTTGATGCGCCTAGCCCGAATAAGCCGCTAAGAATTCCAGGTTTATCATCTTTCGCCTCAGCAGGAGCGGCAGCGGTATCTGCTGGTGTAGATTCTGCGGGCGAAGAAGAATCTGCTTCCGAAGCCGCAGGCGCAGGAGCAGGCGTAGCAGCCGCAGTTTCACCTGAATCAGAATTGAAACTTAACTTTTCCTTAATTGTATCAATCATACTTTTATCTTCTTTTTCTTGTTCTTGTTTTTTTTCTTCCTCTGGTTTAGGCGGAGGAACTACTGACGGAGCAGCGGCTGGAGCCGGTTCGTCTGGTTTCAAAAAATCAAATAATGCCCCTCCTTTTTGCGTTTGTTGTTTTTGTTGCTGTTGCTGTTTCGCATACTTTTGCGTTATGCTAGATATACTTGTCATGATACACGCTTCGGTTCTGATATAATATGATATAATATTGTATCAGATTACAAACTAAATACACTTGTGCGACGACGAGTCAGTGAGCGAACGAGCGAACAACGCTTAAAACTTGATGCGCTTGTGGAGCTCAAGAGCGACAAGACCACCGGCAATCTGGGCAAGGATGTAAGGGACCACATCGGACATCGGAATCTTTCCGGCAGCTGCCATCATGACAGTAACTGCGGAGTTGAAGTGGCCGCCGGAAATGTGACCACCAAGCATGATAGCGATGGCCAACGCAGCACCGATCGCGATAGCGTTGCCGGTGGCGATGATGACATAGAGGAAGAACACGCTTCCAAGGAACTCAACCAGATACTTGTTCAGCATTTATAAAATTTGCGTTATACAATAATTAAATAAAAAAGTTTATTCCTAAATCTAACGGAACGGAACGGAATCATTCATTTAGGACTATTATCTATACAATAAATAATAGTATCCATCACAATAATCTTTACAAAATAAGATGGCGCGAATCGAAAAAACATTTGAAAGTCTAAATGCGTCGAATTGGTATAACAAAGTCACCAAAAGTGGAACGGCGGCGGCGCAACCATTTACCGGAACTGACCCGAATGTTCAACTTCGGCTTATTAATGGAGAAGAAAGCAGCACAGGAGCAATATCCTACGCCGATTTTTTAATCAATCCAGAACTTAATTCTTTCGAATTCAATACCGAGATATTTTGGACAGCAACCTTAGGAGTTGGCGGCGATAACTACCAAATCCGGTTTGGAAGCACGATGACGTTGTCAATTTTTTTTAATTTCTGGGACGATTATACGAATAACGGATTATCAGGGCAAGGTGTCTATATATTAAATACAAGCGGAGCTGCTGTTCTAAAAAGCACTACCGCACCCGGACCAAGAGGAACCGGTGAAAATACTTGGTATCCTGTTCGGGTGATTTATAACAAGAACGCCGCCAATACATGGACGGTTATGGTAAATGGAACGACTGTTTTGACATACGCCGACCCGAATGTAAATACATGGCAAAATACAGCAGACAACAAGGGTGTCACACTTTCTACTGTAAGCGGTGGAACACTGCAAATGATACTATATACTCGTCGTCTCGGCTTAACCTACAAGGCGATGATGCCTGTCCTGACATTACAAACCGGCGTGATGCCGAAAAAGTTCTACCCATCTGCCGACGACTCCACCTTTTCAAGCAATCGCGCGGCATATATGCGCACACACTACCCGCGCATCACCGATACAGCTGCCGCCGCGGATATAACCAAACAAAAACTCATCTACAATCGCCATGACGCGTCGTCACGGATGGAACGGCTCAAATTACAGGCGATTGGAAAGAGCTCGTTGCGTGTGAAGGAAACAGAAAATATACAATATAAAGCGCCGAATGTAAATGATGTCCGCGAGGCACTATCACGCGCGAGGGCACAAGGATATGTTGTTCCGCCTAAATTTCAGTAATTTCTTATAATATCATCGGGGTGAATTCACGCGATGTTATTATACTATCTATCTATCTATCTGCGGATTGCGCGGATGGCCGACTGTGCGGCATTATTTGCCCCACCAAACCCGGCATCGTTGTAGTTGCGATTCATCGCCATCTGCTTGCGAAAACGCGTGTAATCGGAGCCGTCATAGACGAATTTTGTGTTACAAGTAGCGGAAGGAACACCAGTGCCGTCGTCCTGAACATGAACACCGCCAGCCAATCCGCGCCAACCCGAAGTGATACTCTGCCTTGCGGATGTCACCTGATTTGAGCCGCCAGAAGTATAGTATTGACGCGAGAGGTAATCGCCAGCGTTATTCACGACACGGAAAGGAGTAGCTGCTGGCACACGACCGCCCAATTTTTCACCGGCGGCTGCTCCGTTCCACGCCTTTCGAAGCGTAAAACGCAACGTCTCTAATTCCGAACTACCTTTGAGCGTTCCATTTAAAACAGGTTTGGGGGAAATGCCCTTAACTCCTCCTCCTAAAGTAAAATTCATGTGATTGTATTATATATTATAAGTTATAAAATTATAAAATACTTGATATAATGGTTCGGTTCGTGAAACGGTTTTTACTTTTTGGCGGGAAAACGGTTGTCAAGCACACGATTCACACCCCATGATGCGGCACCACCTATTATTCCGCCTGCGACGGCACGGCCAACAAAGACAACACCACCAACTACGATAGGCGCAACCTTTGTGTCGGGGGAATCGGCGAATGACAAAGCCGGGCTCGATGACGATGAAAATTCCATGGTATTCAAAATTTCTTTGATATGAATAGAATAGATAAAAATGTTTATTACTTATTTTAATGACACTTATTATTATAGAATATATCCTAAATTAGATAGCAGAAGCAAGACCGGGTGGCATGGCACGGCACAAGGAATTTCAGCGGCGAAGCCAAGAAGAACTACGTCATAATCCTCGGCGCCACATTCATCGTCGCCAGCTCTTGAAAGAGCAACTTACACGCATACGGTATCTGAACCAACGCAAAATCCGACCGATTGTCACACGTCTTACAAAAGTGGATACTCCGTTCTTCATTATACGACGCGATAATCCCGCATTTCCGACACACATGAACCTCGTATTTGTCGGAGCAGTCATACATACGCCCCTTGGTAAATCGCGAAGCACCGTGTCCAACCATCGCATCACGCTCCATCTCTCCAAAACGTAAGCCACCATCACGGCTACGTCCTTCCGCTGGTTGATGCGTGAAATTCACCATCGGTCCAATCGAACGACTATGCTGCTTGTCATTCACCATATGTTTCAGCCTTTGGTAAAAGACCGGTCCAATAAATATATCCGATTTGATTTGTTCGCCAGTAAGACCGTTGTAAAGAAGTTCGTTGCCATTCATTTCAAATCCCACCTTCAGAAGTTCCTTACTAATATCCTTGATGTCATACTCACCGAATGATGTTCCATCGCCGAACAGCCCTAAATTCACGAGAACTTTCCCGAGAAGCGTCTCTTTTAGCTGACCAATCGTCATACGAGACGGAATCGCGTGTGGATTGATAATAATATCCGGACGAATCCCGTCTTTTGTGAATGGCATATCTCGCTCCGGAATAATATTACCGATTGTGCCTTTCTGTCCCATACGACTTGATACCTTGTCGCCGATGACAGGTTTGCGGAATGCGCGGACACGAACCTTACAGAAGCAATATCCTTCACCGTTGCTGTCAATATAACTCTTATCCACATAACACTCCTCTGATGTATGATATACGCGGCTGATGTCCTCATACTTCACAAGTTTGGTGGGGTCATTTCGATTGTCTTTGATTGGAATCACCTTGCCCATGATGATGTCGCGGTTCTCGATGAAGGTATTCGCCGGCATGACACCGCGTTGATTCAGTTTGTCGTAATTCCCGAACTTCATGCCTTTCGTTTTCGACGCATCAGGATGGCACCGGATTTCCTCGTCGCCGTTGATTTTCTTGTCCTCGTCCTTTTCGGTATGGTAGATGGTCGCAGAGAACATGCCGCGGTCGATGGCGCCTTGATTCACGAGAACCGAATCTTCCTGATTGTAGCCAGTATAGGACATGATGGCGACGATGAGGGGCGCACCGGAGGGGATTTCTGCGAGTTGAATCATCTGCATGAGGCGGGTATCCACGAGGGGGCGGTGGGGGTATGTGAGGACATATGCGGTCTTGTCCATGCGGCGCTGGTAATTCGTCACGTAGATGCCGATGGCTTGCTTGCCCATGGCGCAATTCGAACTCGCAAAACCATCACCAGCAATAAACGAGTGGTTTTCGCTGGCGACCTCGATATCGCTGACAAGACGATTGCTTACTGGGGCGATGCTATGAATGCGAACAAACATCAAATTCCACGCATAGAATGTCGTGTCAAACATGCCCACACGTAATTCGGGTTCTTCTATCATATCTTTCACCGTTTTCCATCCAGCGTTGGTTGAGAACTTGTGGTCTTCTGTTGCGATGATTTCACGTCCAGATATGGTGGTAATCTTATAAACGGGATGTGTGTTTTCTTGGATGAAATGATTCACAACACGGGTCTTACTCACTTCAAATGTAGTTGGATGATAGGTCATTACTTCGTCGCCGACTTTTACATCCTTGATAGGCACACGGCGTCCGTCACTCATCAATACCGTCTCATTAATATCCAAGCACTGATACGTATTTCTAGGCGCCTGATTGTGCTCTGGAAACGGAATACACGACGCCAAAATCCCGAAAATCGTGCTCGGATGAATCTCGCAGTGTGAATACTTGAACATATACGGATTCGCGGTATCGGTTTCATTCCGATATAAATGATGCGGGCGCATCGCAATCATACTAAACGCCTGTTCATCTGGATCGATATACTCGATGACGCCGTGAGAGTCGCCGCCGCTACCGCTGTGCTCGCACTCACTATGATTGCTGTGCTCGCATCCGCTGTGCTCGCATCCGCTCGCAATATGCGTCAATAGGTCATCCCATCCAATCTCATGAGCCGCAACCCTCTGTATCATGTCACGCGTAATATAGAGTTCGTTCGTATCTGGATTCACGAGCAATAACGGCCGTATCATTCGCCCAGCATCATTACAAATCCGGATTTCCGCATTCGGATAATCAAACACAACCGACGTGTAAATGTTGATGATTCCGCGCCATTTCTTCAATTTGAATTCACGGTAAAGTCGCATCGGGTCGCGTGTAATCCCCACCCATATTCCATTCACAAATACCTTCACTTGACGAAATGTTTGTTGCGGTGTCAGGGTTTCAACGCGCTCAATATACTCATCGATATACGCGTGAAGTGACGCAGGATTGCTGTGAATCGTGACATGACTTAGATAGCTGATGTTTTTGACGACACCAATACTGCCACCTTCTGGCGTCTCTGCTGGGCAAAGAAACCCCCATGATGTATTGTGTAACTTACGCGGGGGAACGAGCTTTCCGCTCTTGTCGATGGGGGTATTCAAACGGCGAAGATGACTCAAACTCGACGAATACGTAAGACGGTTCAACACCTGAGCGACTCCAACCTTGTTGCTTGTCATGCTCTTGATGCCGAAATCACCGGTGGATAACGCACGTTTGAGCCCGTTCTCGATGGTCGTGGATTTGATGATTTTATACATATTTGTGTCGTTGATGATGCTGAGGTAGTCTTCAGTAGAACGCCACGAACCAGTATTGATTTCGCGTACAACCTGCTTCGACATATCTTTCACGAGTTTGTTGAAGTAGTTGCGAAAGAGGTTGTTGAGAAGCGCGCCGGTGAGATCCACGCGCTTGTTCAAATACGAATCACGGTCGTCCTGTTTGTTGATTTCGAAGAATGCGCACAGTAATTTATGCGCCATATACCCGAGGAAGAATATCCTTTGTTTCGCAGTATTACAGTGAGGGAAAAGGTCGTTGTGAAGGACTTCTTGTGCGAATTCGCGCTTCTTCGCTGCCCCGCTTTCCTTATCCATGTTGATAGGAGTAAAGATGACCTGTGATGTAAAATACCGTATTGCGTCTTCTTGTGTCATGATTCCGTTGGCATCGATGATGGATGCTTGAAGTGCTTCCAGTAGTTTTTTTGCGACAGCCGACCCGTCGGCAGCACCATCAGCAGCACCGTCGTGGTCGTGGTCGTGGTCGTGGTCGGCAGCACCATCGGCGTTGATATTATATACGATGTATTCGCATATTTCGCGGTCAGATAATACGCCAAGTGCGCGAAACACGATGAACAAAGGGATTGGCTGCTTCATTCTCGGAATTTGAATCACGAGGGGGTGCCCAAATCCGTTCTGTTTTGCGACGACCATCATATTGATTTGTTTGGGAGAAATACACTTGGAATCGGGTATCGATTTAATCTCGGCAATATAACGCCATTTGTTATTGTTTTTTGCGACGTTGTAACAGAGAACCTTGTTTTCGGCGGCGCGTTCCTGACCAAGCACCGTCTTTTCACTTCCGTTGATGATAAAGTAGCCACCCGCGTCATAGGGGCATTCTCCTGTGACATTATGGTCGAGGTGGTTGTGTTGCGTGAGGACACAAATACAGGATTTCAGCATGATTGGCATCTTTCCGATTTGGATTTTTGGGAAGACTTTGTGATGAATGCTAACAGGTTCTTCTGTTGCTGCTGTGGTGTCTGTGCCCGAGCCCGAGCCCGAACCGCGAACGATATATTTCACGTTCATATCGACCGTCATCATCGACGCGTATGTGAAATTACGTAGGCGGGCTTCTTGTGGAAAGAGTATTTTGGTCGCGCCTGTATTTTCATGAATTTGCGGACGCGACAGATACAAATTTGTGAAAGTCACTTCAACTTCCAGTCGATATTTGTGAGTTGCTTTGTTATAGTCTTGTTCTGATGCGATTTTAACGGGATTGAACATATCGACGGTTCGTTTCAATTGAACATTTATCATGTCGTTATACGACTCGATTTGATGACGGACCAGTTGTTCGAGATGTTTGCCTTCGAAATAGGAACCGATAATCGTCCAAGGTTCTTCGATATATGTTCCTATTCTTGCTCTTATTTTCTCTTGGAGTGATGCTGAGACCGGTGCGTCGTAGTAGTCGTAGTCGTTGGCAGCGGCGTATCGTGGATTGAGTTCTTCATATTTTGGTTGGTGGTCTTCATTATTGTTATTGGCTTGGGTTGATTCCTTCTCTGGTTCGGTAGCGGACGCAGCGGGAGCAGCAGGAGCGATAGCAACGGGCTGTTTGGGCTTACGAATAAGTTTCGGCATTTGGAATAACAATAATGTGTTGAATTTACCCTGATTGATATATATCGGGGTAAGCTATAATGTATTTTCAATTTATTTTTATGTTGTTTTCAAATCATAATTCGGGTGTTGGTATAGCAGAGACACACACACACAAACCGATATAAACCGTTTTTGTTTATTCTATTACACCGACACGACAAAGACGATAACATATACGTCGTGATGTCACAACCCAGTAACAGTAACAATAACAATAACAATAACAGTAACAATAACAATAACAATAACCGTAATGAAGGGCCACGTGGAAAAAAAAGACGTTGGTATTATTCAAACCAAAATAAAAAACCGAATCATTCAAAAACACCTTCGGTTCCGCCTTCGGTTCCGCCTTCGGTTCCACGCGATATACGCCAAGAGCTATTAAAACAATACGAAAAAGAACGAGAAGAAAATGAAAAACAAGTAAGTAAGATGGAACAACAACTACACGAGTTTTTTCATAAAACCCAAACGCCTTATTCCTATATTGACGACAAAGGTATATACAACTTTACGCCAACACAAGAAAAAGTTCGTGGAACCGACACCAACGATGCCGCAGAAAATGGAAAAGAATCAGTTCGTTCAACTTCAACCACGAATCCATTTATGAACATGACATTTAATCCGTTTGCCCCGTCCAATCCGGCAGCATCGCTTTTTTCAAACGCATCTCTAATACCTACCTTATTATTTCCTATCAAAATCATAGATTCAAACGCGGAAACAAAAGATCCGCCCGTCACTGCGGTTCCTCCTCCCCCCGTGGCTACAAAAGAACCGGTATTCATCGAGATACGTGAAAAAATAGAGCACATCGATGACCTGATCGCATTATGTGATAAATATCCATTAGCGGATGACAAAAAATACAATATCAACATGTCGGCAATCCACGCGATACGTGAGCCGTTACGTGATTTATCAAATATGGTTGGAATGCTGACGATTAAACGAACAATTGTGGATCAGATTCTCTATTATTTACAGGAACTTCATATTCCTGATGTGAAGAACACGGAAAAGAAGGAGGATGTGGCCGGCGAAAAAGTTTCAGAAGAACCAAAACAATTGAATCCGTTCGCCAATCCATTTGCTCCGGCATCAGCATCGGCATCGGCATCGGCATCAGCATCAGCACCGGCACCGGCACCGGCGTTTCCGTTTGCTTTTCCTGGCACTACATTTCCGATGAATGTTAAAAAAAATCCATGGGCAAATACCGGTAGTGACGTCGATGAATTCGCCTTACCAACAAAGGGCGATTTCATGCATACGGTCATATACGGTCCGCCCGGTTCAGGTAAAACAGAGGTGGCGAAAATTATTGGCCGTATTTTCAGTAACCTCGGTATATTGAACAAGAAAATCTTCAAAAAAGTGAGCCGAAATGACCTTGTTGCTGGGTATTTAGGGCAAACCGCAATCAAAACCAAAGATATGATTAAGGCGTCGCTGGGTGGAGTATTGTTCATCGACGAAGCTTATTCACTCGGCAATTCGGAAAAACGCGACAGTTTTGCGAAAGAATGCGTGGATACGCTGTGTGAGGCGTTGAGTGAGCATAAACATAATTGGATGGTGATTATTGCAGGTTATGAAAAAGAGCTCAACGATTGTTTTTTCAGTTTAAATGAGGGTCTGAATTCGCGATTTACATGGCGGTTCAAATTAGACGCATACAAACCATGCGAATTAAAGGCGATTTATGAGAAGCAAGTTCGTGATTATGGCTGGACGATTGCGAAACCGGCCGACGGCGGTGGCGGTGGCGGTGGCGGTGGCGGTGGAAGCGAATACGACGGTCTTCCCGAGTCATGGTTTGCTTCGAAGATGGATTATTTCACGACATATGGGCGAGATATGGAAACATTATTCACAAAAACGAAAATTGCGCATAGTCGTCGCGTGTTCTGTCTGCCGATGTGCGAAAAAAAAATAGTGACATTCGCGGATTTAGAGAATGGATTCAAATTATTTACTGAAAATCCGGAAGTAAGTGAAAGAAAAGAAAAGGGCGGCGGCGGGCCGTATATGAAAACGTTATATTTGTAAATATATACTCGTAATATGTTATAAGTTAGTAGTATCTTATAAGATATATATAAGCACACACGCGATGAGTGAAAAAAAAAGTATAACGATAGATTCGAACTCGTTGTTGGGGGGAGGAGGGAGTAGTTCAAAACGAAAGTCGGTTCGACGTTCCAATGCCGACGGAAGCGGAAGCGGCCATCGTAAAATACGACCAAGCTCGATTGTTCAACCGAGCACTCTTAAACGAACGTTGCTCGAGAGAATTAAACAACATCAACGCACACGCGAACGTTCGAGAGAAGAATCCGCGTCCGCGCCGGCACCGGCACCGGCGACTACGACGGCGACACAGGCGGATACTATGAGCGGTGGCGGTGGCGGTGGCGGTTCTGATAACTTTTCACAATCAATCGATTTTCTTCGTAAATTGGCGATGAAACGACGTCAGATGACACAAAAACACAGACCATCGTCGTCGGCATCATCATCGACTTCGAATGCGAATACTACACCAGAATCTCAAATCCTGAATAAAGTTGCTGAAACATTACATCATGGTGAAATTGTAACAAATACCGGCTTGCTTGGATTACCGGTTGTTCCGATGCTTGTTCCAGAGCAGCAGCAGCATTCATCTGTGCCGACGCCGACGCCGATTCCGATGCCTACCCCTTTTGTGCCCGAAGTATCAATGTCGTCTGTTTTATCTTTACCAGAATATCAGCCGGTGTATGCTCCTGCTCTTACGCCGAAAATAACAGACTTAGCCGAGATGTATAATAATACGGTTGCTTCTGCTCCTTCTCCGGCGCCTGAACCAGATTCTTCAAGTGGTTCTACCGCTTCCGATGCGCCGTTTCATATTCCACAAAAACCGGAAGACTTTATGCCTTCTATTTTTATAAAAGAAGAGCCACCGCATGGTTGTTTAAAAAATGGAAAAAAACCGACATTTCGAGAATGGGCGAGTAAGATTCTTGGAGTGGGGGGTCCGCCGGGGGTTCCGCCCCCCAACGACGGTGGTGCGAGTGGCGGTGCGAGTGGCGGTGCGAGTGGCGGTGCGAGTAGCGGTGCGATGAGCGGAGGGAGTGGCGGAGGGGAAGATTTAACAACCAACGCTGATATCAAGACACACGGGGAGAATGGTGGCGGCGGGAGTGGCGAGGTGAGTAGTGGTGCGAGTGGCGGTATCGACCCTTCACAAATCGCCGGCATGCGTGTAAAAATCCGCAAAACACATAA